TGGCCGATGCCTACTCGGATGCCTACAAATGTCCGCCACCTGTACACGTCCCCGCGACGTGTCTACGAATCGGCGGAATGTGTACAGGTCACTTGATCGGCGCCGCCTGCGCCAGAAGGTCCGTCTTTGTCGCGCTGCTGCTGGTCGTCCCGTACCAGTACGCCAGGACCATCATGGCGACGGCATCCAGCAGGCCCAGCACCCGCCCGACAACCAGGTCGGGGATCTTCTCCGGGTAGCCGTTGAACAGGACGCCGACCTCGCTGCCCAGGCAGATGACCAGCAGGATGACCGACAGCCAGAAGATCGGCCGCTGCATGCCGCTGGCGACGTTGTTCTTCCGAGCGTCGGCCCGGTCGTCGGCCGCGATCTTGGTCAGGTCGGTCTCGCGCTTGAAGCCGAGTTCCTGCATGCGCAGCTTGTAGTCGAGGTCCGCGAGCTTCAGCGCCTGGATTTGCTCCGGCGTGGCCCCTGCAACGGCCTGGGTCACGGCTTCCACCGTGGCATCGCTGGCGCCCAGCTTGTCGGCAATGGTGGCGATGGCCTTGGTAGCCAGGCCAGCAGGACCGCCAGCAGCGGCCACCAGCCAGGGGGCGACCTTGCCCAGTAGCTTGGAGAGTTCTTCCATGTTGGGGCTCCTACGCGAACGCTCGCGCCGCTTCTTCGCTGTACTGCTGCCGGAGGTCTGCCTGCAGCATGGCCGGGCCGTTCACGGCGCGGGTGATGGCGCCCCACTGCGCCGAGTCGGCCAGTGCGTTGCCCTTGATCGTGTGCCAGAACCAGGCCGCAGTCAGGCACGCGTCTTCGGGCGTGGCCACCAAGTCGGGCTGGTCAAGGTAGGGCCGGGCCAGCGCGGCGGCAGCATCGGCGTAGTTCGCCCGGCCGGTGAGCATCTTGATGCCGCGCCCACGGAACCGCCAGCCGTCGCCGCTCGCCTCGTCGCCGTTGCCGATCTTGCCGGCGTACACGCGGTTAGCAATGGCGCGCGGCCCCGCCGCCACCAGCTGCGCCGCGTCCAACAGCGACGGCACCCGCGTGGGGAACACAGCACGCAGCCGCTCTGGCGTGCGATAGGCCAGGTTCTCTTCCAGCCGCGTGAAGTCGGCAGACTCCACCCGGCACTGGGCCACGAAGCCGCCCAGCCGCGCCGGGGTGTTGATGTCGAAGCGCTCGCAGGCGGCCGACAGTGGCGCCAGGAACGCACGCGCCTGGGTCGGCGGCACGCCGGCTGCGATAAGGTCTGCCATGTCGATCATTGCGCGCTCCCGCTCTTCAGCAGCGCCAGCAGCGCAGTCCAGCCGCCCAGCTGGTAGACCACCAGCCCGATGACGACCACCCAGGCCAGCTTGCTCAGCCCCTTGCGCACCCCGCCGATCAGCCACCGGCCGGCCTGGCGCTGCGCCGCTTCGCTCATGCCCTCGCTGGCGTCGGCCCATGTGTCAGGGTCGCGCAGCATCGTGCGCAGGTGCATGGCGACGGCTTGGCCGATCTGCTCGGCATTCGGCATCTGGCCCACGGCTTCGCGCAGCTCGCCCAGCTGGTCGATGGCGTGCGCCTGGAATGCCTCTTCGGACATAGGAAGCGGCTGGCCGCCCATGCGGAAGACTTGCGGATCGTCGGTCGCTGCGCTCATGGCCGCACCTGAGCCGACCACGCAAACGAGGCATTGGCCCCCAGGTTCACGTCGAAGGTGACGGTGATGTTCGTCGCGTCCACGGCGCTGATCCACCAATCGCCTGCCGTCGTCACCACGCTGGTGGGCGTCAGCTTTACGCCACCCTTTAGCGGAGCCAGCGCAAGCCCGTGCGCGATGGTCACGCCCGCCGCGCCCGTGCCGCTATTGAATGTCACCTCGCCGCTGTTTTCGGTGACGTAGCCCTGATTCCCCCAGATGTCCCGCGTGGCAGGAGAGCCGCCACGGTTGATCGGCTTGCCCACCGTGTTCTGGTGGATCTTCACCGTGCCGCTGTCGGTTCCCGTGCAGGCGATGGAATACGTCCCGGTGCCGCTCTTGGGCGTGACGACGTTGCCCTGGATGGTCAAGAACGTGCAGTCGTCGTATTCAAGGCCGTTCGCTTGCCAGTTCAGGATGTGGTTGCCCTGAACCGTGCAGTAGTCCGTGCCCTCAATGTGCATCGCCACCGCTGCCGCGTTGTTGTAGTTCGTCAGAAATTGGCTGCCCTGAATCGTGACGTTGGTCGAACGAACCGCTGTGTTCTTGCCGATCCAGACCGCAGGCGTGGACGACAGGCGAACGCTGATGTAGCTGTTTGAGATGCCGACGTTTGAGCAGCCCTGTATGCGGATCGGCGTATCGAGGTAGTCCCACAGGATGCCCGTCAGTTGCACCCCTGCCACCTGCTTTGCGGTCAGGCCGATGGTGGACCCCAGCGACGTGCCGCCGTTGATCTTCAGGCCCTCGCTGCCCACGTCGCACAGGATGTTTTGCGCGCAGTTCTTCCAGTGGCAGTCCGTGAATTCGGGGTTCACGCAATAGGACAGGTACGCACCCTTGTTCGTCTCGAAGTAGCACGACAGGAAGGAGCCTTCCCGCGCGCCGCTCAGGTACACCGCCTCCGTTCCCGCGCTCTGCAAGAAATGGCAGTTGCGGAAGCGGTACTCAAGAATCTGCTCCGCGAACGGCAGGACATCCGTCGCGGTGCCGGTGCCGCTGCCGACACCCGTGGCGGTGAACTGCACGCCGACCGTGTTCGCACTGGCGCCGATGGACGTAAAGCTGGTGGTGCCGACAGATGCGATCTGATAGACGCTGTTCACGCGGAACGTGCCCGCGACGCGCGCCGTGCTGGCGTCGTACTTGAAGGCGTAGCCGTCACCGTTGAACCACAGGCCATCGCACTCAAACAGGCGGCCACGGTGCAGGCGCTTGAAGACCTGCGAGCCAGTCGGGCAGGTGATGGTGGCACCCAGGCCGTAGACCTTGATGTCGGCGTCCGGCAGGTCTTTGCTGGCCGTCACCGTGATGCTGCGGTTGATGAGCAGCTTGAGGCCAGAAACTGCCACCGCATCAATGGCTGCGGACAGCTTCAGCGTGTCAGTGGCGCCCGCGTAGTCGTCAAGCTGGACAAAGCCGTTCAGCTTGCCGCCGACAGTTCCTGCAGCGTAGGCCAGCGCGATGGAGTAGCCAACCTGCCCCGCGTTCTTGGCAGCCAGCGAGGAACTGGCAAGACTCAGCGCCAGGTCGGTGGCATCGCCTGACGTTGGCGCCACTAGCGACAGCTCGCCGCTTGCATCAAAGGCCAGGATTTGGCTGGCGCGTTCTGCCGCGCTGGGAATGGTCACTGACGTTTCATCAGAGACCGGCAGCACGATGGCCCGCGCCAGCACTTCGGCCTGCTGCTGGGCCAGCATGGTCAGCCGGTCAAGATTCCGCTCCAGCGATGCAGCGGGGAAGGCGTCCGTGTCCGCGTAGTCCGTGGGTTGCAGCGCCTCTACGGAGCGCACCACCGTGATAGTGCCGCCAGCGGTGTAGGCGTCGGAGGTTGTGACGGCGCCCCCTGCCGGGTCTGCTGCACCTGTGACGCTGTAGTCAGTCGTCAGGGTAAGCGCCGTCTCCACGCCGTCGCTGTCCGCGTAGACGACGCGCAGGTCTGCGTCTGCCAAAAAGTAGAAGGGCACGGACCATGGGCCGGTCGTGCCGTTGGTCGCGTACTGGACGCGGCTTATGTCTGTTTCAACCGTCACGGGGCCTCCGATGCCCCGGCATCGTGGCCGCCAGGTGGGCGAACGGATTGCCCTAGCGGCCCGCGACTTTCGACAGATCAGGAGCCCGCGCAGGCGCGCTGTCGTGTGGCGCCCACCAGTAGTCTTGGCCCCAATCCTTGCGGGCCTTCGACTGAATGCGCGACAGGTAGCCGGGGCTCACCGACTCCTGCAACGCGAACAGCCCGGCATGGTCCAGTGCTGCCTTGGCGTACCAGAGATTGACCAGCGGCGCATGGGAGCGTGCGAAGCGGATGCCCTCGGCGCCGATGTTCGTTTTCTTGCCCGCCATGTACTCGTCGGCGTTGCCCTTGGTCAGTTCGTAGGCATCTGCCAGGGTTCCGAACGATGGCCCCAACAGACTACGCCCCAGCGTGTCCAGCGGGCTCTTGTCGTCGCTGGTGTCTTGCAGCAGCATGTCGCCCACGAAGCCCAGGCCGCCACCTTGCGCGACTGCCCGGCTCCAGAACTTCGGCGTGGTCATGTCCACCGGGTCTTTGCCGGTCACAAGCTGCTTGGTCTGGAAGGCGATGGCGCCCAGGGCTGTCAGGCTCACCATCAGCGCCCCAGAGTAGGCCAGCCGGTTTGCAGTGACTGGTGCGCCTTCCATGCCCTGCGGCGTGTCCAGCATGCGCCGCCAGTGCCGCGAGATCATGGCGATGGGGAAGGACTTGAACTGCATCACCGCCCGCGCTGTCTCCCCGCCGACCGTGCCAGCCTGTCGGCCGCCGCCCGTGGCCAGCGCCCGCGTGGTCAGGTCGGGATTCAGGACGGCTATCTCGGACTCGTCCGCGATCATGCCGATGAACTTCGCCGCCACTTCCCCGGCTCGCGGGTCGTTTGTCGCGTAGATCGCATCCGGCGTCACCATGTCAGCGCCCCGGTGCTGGACGGGCTGTGCCTGCTGAATCAGCGCCCAATCGTCGGCGGTGAGCCCCTTGTTCTCCATACGGTAGCGGTCCCACTCGGACAGGTTGGCCCAGTCGGTCTTCTGCATCCGGCCAAGCGCCTGCATCATGGTCATCTGGAAGCCGCGCCGCATGGTGTCGGTCCAAGCGTTCATCAGCGACAGCCGCATGGTGGCATTGCCGATGCGCCCGGACCAGTTCGCCGCCAGGTGCTCGCCGCTCCAGCGGTTCAGGTCGGAGATCATCGACTCGGCCAGCAGGCCGTGCGCGTTCAGAAACTCCCGGTCCTGCTTGCCGGCCGCGCGCCCCAGGTTGGTCAGCGCGTCGAAGTACGGCATCTTGTTGTAGCCCGTGGTCACGAAGTACGTGCCCATGTCGGTGATGCTGGACAGCACCGCGCCTTGGAGCTTGCCGAATGTCTCGATGTTGCGGACGTGCGCCGCCACGCTGGCCACCTTCGCGTGGACCGGAGCACCGGAAGCCCCCGACAGCACGGACCATTGCGCCTTCGGCCCGGCCTGATCCTCGGCCACTTGCCCAAAGAATCCGCGCGCCTCGTCCGCCCGCTTCGCCACGTCGAACTGCACGCGCATCAGGCTTTCAGGGTTCGGGCCGTAACGCTCGACCAGGCCGATGTCACGCGACAGCCCGCCGATGTGGCCTATCATGGCGTCGTACATGGAGCCGGTGCCGAACTTCGCTTGATAGGCTAGGTAGGACTCGCCGTCCTTGAAGTGGATCTGGCGCGACTCGCTGCCACGGTTCGCCCGTGAACCTGCGCCCTTGAATGCTCCCGGTTCCCGCTTGTTGGCGCCGTCCGTGCTGATGGTTTCCCAAGCGCCCTTCAGCGCGTCCAAGACCTCGGCATCTGGCAACCGAGCGCCAGCCTCGTTCACGTAGCGGTTGCGGTCCAGCAGTGGCAGAACTTCAGCCGCCCAGGCGTCTTGCCCCTTCGCAAGCACCCGCATCGCATCGTGCGCTTGGGGCAGGTAGCCGTAGTCCAGCTTCCCAACGTCACCGCCCGCATCATTGAAGCGCTTGCGCATGGCGTCGGTCACGGCCAGCCACGCTTCCGCGCCAGCCTTCGCCATGGCGTTGCCTGTGTTGGCCTTGCCCTGCGCAAAGACCTCCAGCGCCACGTCCCGTGTCATGGCCGGGTTCTCGGCGTCGAACAGCACCATGAGTGCTTTCCGCCCGAGGCTCGTGTCCTTCTTGCTGGCCGCCGCTTCGATCAGGCCCATCAACTGCCGGGCGTTGTCACGCTTCACGCCGTCGATGTAGTTGGCTGTCCGCTGCATGTCCTCCACCAGCGCGCGGCTGTGGGTCCATTCAGTCTGCCGGGCCATGCTGTCGGTGATGCGCTGCACAGTCTCTGCGGTCTTCAGCACCTGGCGCTGGGCGTTGTCCACCTTGCGCCGCGCTTCGGCCGCAATGTCGGCCGCCGCCTGTTGCGCGCCCAGCAGCATGCGTTGATCTGCCGGGTAGCTCTGCCATGCCGGATCGGTGCGCGCCAGTTGCCGCATGGTGTTGCGCATGCGGCCTTCGATGTTGGCCGCCTGGGCGTCCGTGAGAGGCTTCCCCCCTGCTTGAACACGCGCGGCGTTGAGGTTTGCCCTACATTTGGGGTTCACTTGAAATCCTTCTTCATCACCGTGGCGACCATCGCCGGGTTGCTCTGCATCGTGCCCCTGTGGATATGGGGCGCGACGGGTAACTGGCGCCACGCCTGGCACGCAGGCAAGACGTACTGGAAGCTGCTGGGCTTCATGTTCGCGGTCGGTGCGGGCGTCGGGCTGATCGTCACCTTAGCCCCCGTGTAGCAAGGCGCATTCCGCCGCGACCTGCATCAGCGGCGCGTCTGCCGCCATCTCGTCGGCCTCGGCTTTCACCATGGCCAGATAGTCGGCGGCAGGCATGGGCGCTTCCATGCCGTCCATCTGCACGCGCAGGTCCGGCATGTCCCGCAACACCTGATCCACGCGCGACACTGCTGCCTCGGCTTCGGCCTTCGCTGCTGGGGTAGAAGGCACGGCTTCATAGAGCGTTACCCCATCGTTGAATGCCTTTTCGACCTCGGCTAGCTTGCCGCCGGATTCCTTCATGTACTCGGCCACGGCCTTGCGCGCAGCCTCCTGCGTGTCCAGGCCCTGCTTGCGCAAGTCGCTGGACAGCTTGCCGATGGCGGCCCTGGCCTCGGCACTGACGAAGGGGCCTGCTTGTTGCAGGCATGAGGTAAGGCTAGTCATCGAGCGCTCCGCTTTCCGCTACTTTGCTCAGTGTGAACTGCACCCAATTCCAGTAAAGATGCTGGTTGCCCATCGGCAGACGGCGCCGCTTTCGCGGCCCGCCCAGAGAGGCAATGCCCACTCTAGAGGCAGCCGAAATGACGGCAGCATCCGCGACCAGCGCACCAGTCGCCGTGTGCGCCGATGGCCTAGTCGCTGCGCCAGCGATAGTTGCAGCGCCAGCGACCAGAGAGCCGGTTGCTGCATGGACGGTAACGTGCGCCGCCGCCCCAGCGACAGTCGCGGAACCGGCGACAAGCGAACCTGTCGCGGTGTGCAGCGCCAGCCTTGCCGCAACACCAGCAATTACTGCGGCATCGGCTGCAAGTGCGCCAGTGGCGGCATGCGCCCCCGCAGAGGCCCGCGCAGCAGCGCCTGCAATCGTGGCTGCACTGGCTACCAGCGCGCCTGTCGCAGCATGCGGGTGCAGCGCCGTACCTGCGACCGTCGCTGACCCAGCGACCAAGGCGCCGCTGGACGTGTGCGTAACCGGGCCGCCGCCGCCCGCGGCCTCTTCGTCAGCCCAAGGCAGGTCAGCCCATGGCGCGCCCGCCCAACTCATTTACCGAGCCCAGAAAGCGCGGATCAAGTGCTGGATGGCCTGCGCCTGCTGCTTGATGGCGGCGTCCCTCTGGCCGTTGGTCAGCGTGCCCGCGTTCACACCGTCGATGATGGTCTGCATCGTCTTGTAGTCGCTGCGTGCAGCGGTCTTGGCGGCGGCAACCGTCGCTTCGTCGGTGGCGTCCGAGTCAACGGACGCTTGGGCTGCGCTGATTTCCTGCGCAGTCGCCTGGCGCGACGTGCCGTTGTCGAAGTCAAGCCGAAACACCCCGCCGCCAAGGTTGCAGGCGCCGACGCAGCTGGCAACTTGCAGCGGGAACTTTTCGCTCAAGGTTCTCATGCGAACATCTCCGCTGTAAGGCCGCACTTGGCCAAGTTGCCGTCAAGGCCAGAGTAGGTGCAGCCTGACGCTCCCGATTCGAGCCACGCTAGGTAGTGGTATCCAGCAGCAGGCACACCAGCCCAGCGGCCTTGCGCCCCATAGGTGCTGTTGATTGGGTTGTATGCACCGATGAACTGACCCGTGAACGCAGTTGTCGAGTCGAGTCCTATCCCCACGCCGATGAGTTGGCTGGTGACGTTGCAGAAGATGCCAGCAAGGAGATCAGCGCGCACATCGTCAAGCGCCAGCCCGCTGATGAACTCAACCTTATTGCCGCTGGCGCCGTTGGCCTGGCGAATAGTTGACGACGTGTAGGACCAGCCAGTGCCGGACCCGTCGTACACCGCCGCGAATCGCCTCACCCGGTTGTATGCGTTCCAGAGGAATCGCTTTCCGCCGACCTGAGAAGACGTGCCGCCGCCAGAATCCTCGGTGGCCGTGGTGCTGGTGGTGTAGAACGTGCCGAGGTACAGCCGCGTCTTGTCGCCGGTCTTGCAGTAGCGACCATCTTGCAGGGATACGCCAGTGGCCCGCGTGGTGCCGTTAGTCCATGCCAGTTTTTCAACTGCAAGCGCGCCGCTGCTCAGGTAGCCGAACACGTCGTAAGGCAGACCGGAAGTGACCGTGCCCAGCGCCAAGGTCTGTTCCGTGAACACTACCGGCGTCCATCGCGCGCCATCCCAGAGCGAGATCACGTCGTGTATGTACGGGGTGTAGTAGACGCTGGTGGCGCCAGTCACGTCGCTGGTGGTCACGGGCGTGCCGCTGGTCAGCGTGAGCCGGCCGCCAGGCGTGACGGACTCGAGCGCAGACTCTGCGAACTGCCCCCAGCCTGCCGTTGGGATGATGCTGACGATGGCCGCGCTGGTCAGGCTGATCGCGCTGCCGGTGCTTGACGCTTCCAGCGTGCCGCGCGTCAGGGTCGTGCCGCTGTTCGTGTACGTGCACGCGCGAGCCACCTCCCATGCCGTTCCGTCCACGAACAGGGCATCCACCGTCGCGTTGCCAGCGTAGGCCGTCGCGAGAGACTGATACCCCGAAGAGGCCGAGCCGAGCGTGATAGTGCCGGTGCCGGGCGTGCCCGACACGGTCATCTTGACTCGGTTCTTGTGGGTGACGGTCATGGCACGGCCTTTTGCTCAGCGCAACGGATGTAGGTCTTGAACGGCGACGTGCCGCGATTCCACGGGCAGAAGGTCATGCGGCTGAAGGTGCGCGGGCTCGTGCCGTCCACCACTTCGTCGCGCTTGGCTGTGCCGACTTGAGCGCCTAGCTCGGTGCCCGCTTCGTTCAATCTGTAGACCACGGTGCTTGTCGTCACCCAGATGGCGGCCTTCGGTGCGCCGGCCGCGATCTGTGCGCGATACGGGCACCAGACTGCGGCGTGTGCCGGGTCGGTGAACTTGCCCACCATCGCCGCATACTTGGACGACAGGCGGTTGATGGTCGCTTCGTCTGCGGCCATGCCAGCCTTGAACAGGTCCACGGCAAGCCCTGGCGTGTCGAAGACCTCGGCGCGCGTCACGGCGGCCACCTGTGCGTCATACCGCTTCGTGCTGGTGTTCAGGCAGTAGCGCCAGGCCACCGCGCCTTGCAGGCTGAATTCCACCGTGCGGCCTTTCTCGTTCGCGCACACCATTGGAATCGCAATCGGCGTGATGGTCGCCGGGCTGTCTGACTTCAGGCCGGTGCAAGGGTCCACGCTCTGCGCTCCGGCGCTGGCGGCCAGCAGGAGTAGCAGGAGTGCCTTCATGCGTAGTGCCGCCCATTGACCTTCACCAGCCCGCCAGTCAAAAGACATGGCTTACCTCGGAAGAATTTCGCTTCGATGGCTGCACACTGCTGCGCTACCCGCGCACGCTTGCGGCGGATGTCTATGGTGATCCTTGACGCAGTCAGGTGCAGCGCGTCGGCAACATAGAATGCGCGGCGCATTTCAAGGCATGGCCGTGTAAGTCAGCGACGAGCACGAAACCGTGTCACCCGCGCCGATGGTCAGCCCGCCAGTCAAATTGATGTCCGAACTCGACGCGGCGACCGCGCAGTGACTCACCACAGTGCCGCCGCTGGTTTCAAGCGTGGCGTTGGCCACTGGCGATGCGTTGCCCGTGGCGCTCGTGTCGCTGGTGATGGCGTTTGCAGTGGCCGTGCCGCTGCTGGCCGCGCCAAACGGCGTAGCACTCAGCGTGAGCGTGGCCGCCGCCGTGCCGGGGCTGCCAACAGTGCCGCTCAGGCGGAATTTCAGCTTCGGGCTTGTGCCCAGTGCAGTTGTGTGGGCGTCGGCAACGGTGTTGCGGAACGCGGTGCTGTGGGTGACGGCCATGCTTAGGGCTCCTTCTGTTCGGCTGGCGGGTCTTCAGGCGGCAGCGCAGTGCCGGTCAGTTGGTACGTCTCGGTCTTGCCCGTGGCCGCGCGCTTGATTTCGATCGTTGCGTGGAAGATCGCGGGTTGCGCCTTCAGATCGGCTGGTTGTTGCTCATCCATTACGGGGTCCTTGTGATGGTCATTTCGCCGGTGGGTCGCCCCATGGAATCGACCGGAGCGCTCACCACCAACTTTGTCCACGGCTTTGACGGCGCAACCTCTCGGACGGCCGCCACCTTCGCCAGTTCGCCGATTGCAGCCGTCAACTCAGCGAACGGATTGCCGCCAAGCGTCAACGCCCCAGGCTTGTCCTGCTGGCGCTTCTCCAAGATGCTCACGATGTCGGCCAGCGCCTGGTTGATGCCCGCCAGCAGGGCCGCGTTCTCGGCGCCGGGACGCATTCCATCCAGCAGCTTCTTCATCGCGTCGATAGGGTCGTCAACCATTTAGGCACTCCAGCAGCTTGTTCAGGACGGATTCCTCTTTGCGCAGCGCGATCAGTTCGGCGCGCAGGTCGCGCGGCTTGCCTTGTGGCGCAGCGGCTTCAGGCGCCCGGCCTTGCGGCGGGGCTGTTGGTGCCTGGGCCGCTGCATCCAGTTCTTCCTGCACAAGACGGCGCATGGCAGGCGAAAGCGACTCGACATCAGCCTCATACTGCGGCAGCGTGCGCTCGCCGTCCTGCATGTCGGCCACGATCTGCCGCGCACGCGAGCGCATGGCCTCGCCTTCCGGGCTGAAGTTGTCGGCCGCGCGCAGTTCGTCCAAGGCAGCACCCAGCAAACGCTGCTGGTTCTGCGCGAGATACGCCTCCAGCGCCTTGACGTTGCCGCCAGCGGGAGCAGGGTCCACGCCCAACAGGCGCAGCTTGTCTTCGGCCAGCTGCAGCCGCTCGGCCTGCGTCGCCATGTGGTGATCGCGCGCCGCCTGGGCCATCTGCTGCTCCATGGTCAGCACACGCTCGCCACGCACGGCGTTCTGCACCATCTCCACGAAGTCGCGCGTATCGGCGCCGGGGCGCAGATAGCCTGCCGCTTCAGCCTGCAACGCCACGTCATCTAGGCCGCGTCCACCGTTGCGGAAGATGCCAGCCGGATTACTCAGCACACCGCTGCGCTCGCCGGTCACGTCAAACTTGGCCGCCATGTCGATGCCGCCCGCCTGCTTGATGAAGGCCAGGAAGTCGCTTTTAGGCTCGGGTGGCGCTGCGTCGTCCTTGATCTTGTTGGCCGCCAGGAAGGATTCCAGCGACTCCACCACGCGCGGCGGATACAGGTCCGCAACCTGCACCGGCTCCCCGCGCGCCATCGCATCCTCTGCCCGGCTCAGTGCCTGTTCATGGATGTCCGCACCGCGCATGCTCCACGGCTGCGGGTTCGCTGCGGCGCGTTGCTCCACTGCGTAGGCCACCCGGGCAGCGTCCACCACTTCGGGGCTGTAGGCATCGCGCACCGCTGTTGCGGTTCCCGTTTGTTCTCCGGGCTTGGTGCGGGCGATCAGTTCGGCGTCGGCCTTCGCTGCTGCTGCTTTGCGCTGGCCACGGATGCCATGCACGGCGAACGCGCCGGGGATCAGCGCCGACACGGCCAGCCCAACAGGGTCCAGCGGGTCGAACTGCGCGGCCACGTCGCCATGACCGGCGTCCGCGAGAATCTTGCGGGTCAGCGCCTGCTGCGCCATGAACCCACCCGGGCCGCCCACTGCGTACAGGCCCGCCGTTGCTGCTGCGGTCTGCCCGACAACAGGCAGCGCAGCCAGGGCCAGGCCCGCTCCTTGCACCATGCCAGCCTTCGCGCGCACGTTCGGGTCGGTGACGCCTTGCCGCTTCAGGTCGTCGGCTGCGCTGACGCCTTCTTCGACGCCAGCCGCCACGACGCCGGCCGGGCCAGCAGCAACCGCGCCGCCGATGACCTTGGACGCGCCACGCGCGAAGCCGTAAAGCACCTGCTCGGCAGCGTGCGCCGTCTCCGGGTCGGGCCGGAACTCGCGCCCACGGTCGCGCAGGCTGTCGGCGAAGTCGGACTGCATCGCCTCCACGGGAACACCGGCCGGCATGTCCTTGGTCGGCGTGTCGCGCATGTACTTGAGCGCGGTCACGACTTCGACCGCCGTGCCCATGACCTGCGCGCTGGCCTCTCCGATGCCGCGCGGGATGGCGGTCACAAGGCCCCAGGCGTTGAACTTGGGCTCTGCCTTCGGCGTGGGCAGCGGCGTGCGGATCTGCTGCCGCACGCTCTCCAGGGTGTCGTCGCCGTACATCACGGCACCTCGATAACCACAGGGTTGCCGTCAGCCTTCGCAGCAAACGTGCCCCCGGCCTGCACGAAGTACATGCCGCGCTTCCA